GGTCAGGGTCAGGGTCAGGGTCATGGTCACGGTCATGGTCACGGTCATGGTCACGGTCATGGTCAGGGTCAGGGTCAGGGTCATGGTCACGGTCATGGTCAGGGTCATGGTCACGGTCATGGTCAGGGTCATGGTCAGGGTCAGGGTCAGGGTCATGGTCACGGTCACGGTCACGGTAAATTAATTGAACATTGCGGGATGTTTTTTGTTCCCGTTGTCTTAGGACACGAATAAATAAAATGAAAAAAACATACAAAGAAAAAGTTGAAGAATTGAAAGAGAAAATTAATTATTGGAAGAATAAATATTCAGAAAATCCAACATTAGCCATTGAAATAAAAATAAATCAAATTAAAAAAGAAGCAAAAGAACTAAGAGAAAAAATAAAAAAAGAAATGAATAAACCAATATCTTATGCACAGAGTGGGATAAGAACTAATTATTTTGTAAATCAAAAAATATATCCAAACCTAATCAAAGAACTAAATGATATTATTGGATATGGAGAATGAAATTTAAAAAATTAGAAGATGCTGATGAATATTCTGTCTGGTCTGATAAAAATGATTATTTAGGTTCTATTGGTAAAAGAAAATATGGAAAACAATATTGCTTCTTCCCATATGATTTTCAAATGATTGGTGATATGTGGTTTTATGAAAATTGTTTGAGAGACATTGCAGATAAATTAAAGGAATTAAATTCAAAATGACTAACTACAAAGACTTAACAGAAAAAGAAATTGAACAAGGAAGAAAAGACGGATTTGGATATTTGATTGATTTATTTGAAGAAAGAAATTTTTGGAAAAATCAAATTAGAGATTTTGGAGATTTTAGAACAACAAACGATAGAATAAAAGCATACCAAGAAGCACTAAAAGAAGTAATCAAAATAACTGAGAATACAAAAGTTCAATACAGGGAAGATACTCCTAAAAAAATAAAAATAGCATGTGTTTGGGCTACAATAGATTTGAAAAAACAATTAATTGGAAAATTAAAATTTTGGAGTGAGTTAGAATGAAAGAAAAAACAAAATTAGATTATAAAAAAATTGGAAAAAGAAATAAATTAATGGGTGCTGATTTTGAGAGAAGAACTCGAGCTTATATGGAAAGTCTCGGCTATTGTGTGACTAAATGGCACAATAACGTCAAAGAAAATAAGGTAATTTCTGCTAAACCTGGTTTTTATAGACAAATGCAAACGGGTTTTCCTGATTTTTTATGTTTTATTCATGTTGATAATATGGAAAACCCTAAAATTAGATTATATGATATAATTATGATCGAGTGTAAAATAAACGGAAGATTAAGTAAAGAAGAAAAAGAAAAAGTTAAATTTTATTTAGATCATGATTATTGTGATAAATTTTATATTGCTTCTAAGGGTTATGATGGAAGAAAAATAAAAATTATTCTTACAGAGATAGAAAGGGGGTAGTTAAAATAATATGTCAGAAAAAGATGATATAAATATGGACAATTGGAATGATTTTTCAGGAGAATTTCTCAAAGCTAATTTAATCGAAGAATGGCCCTTGATTGTTGCAGTTAAAGACATTGAAGCATTAACTATTAATGAAAAGCCAGTTTTAAATATTATATTTGAATATCTTAGTAGAGATAAAAAACTAAGTTTGAATAAAACAAATAGAAATTTTTTAATTAATTCCAAATTGAAATCTCCTAAATCTATTATTGGAAAAAAATTAACTTTTGATAAAATAAAAGTTAGAAATCCCCAGGGAGAATCAGTTGATAGTTTTGAATTGGTCAAAGTAGAGTAATTTTAATTAGAATTTCCGACCGATTTGTTTTTCTATTTTTTCTATTATCAAATCGGTCTTTTCTTTTTTCTCTATTATTTTTTTAGATTTATTTACCCATTCTTGACTACTTTGTATTTGTTTTAATTTTTCTGCATTTAATTTTTCAATTTTCTTTAATTGTTTTTCGTCTATTTCTGCATTAGAAAAATATCTGTTAAAATTACTTAGATTTTCCATTTTGATAATTTTTTATTTGATTAAATAAGTCTATTCTTGAATTATCATATCCTGGAATTTTTATATGTTCATGTGCTCCTTTGCATCCACATCTCCATTTTTCAAATTTAGTACCATCTGGTAATTTATGTTTTTCTGTATTGCATTTTTCACAAAAGAATTTTCTTTTTTCTTCACACCAATAACCTGATGTGACTGATTTTCCACATACAGAGCATTTGAGCGTTAAAACTTCTTCAGGCATATCTTTTTTCATAATTCCATTTATTCTTTGTAGCATGGCTCTCTCAATGAAATTTGACCTATTATTTTCTAATATATCAAATTTTTCTAAAATTCTTATATCTATTGAAATCATAATTTGTTTTTTTGTTGTAACTGCCATTAATAATTATATAGATTCATCTTTATATATCTTTCTATATCTTTTCTTATATTCCAGTGGAAATGTAGGTATTTATAGACTATAAAATATACATTTTAGTTAACCTTTATTTCCACTGGAAAAGAAAAGAAAAGTAAACAAAAGAAAAGAAGATATATATATATATATCCTCAATTGATTATACTCCCAAATAAGTTTGAATTGCGATTTCTATTTATTTGAAGTCGTTTTGATATTTAAATGTTTCTTTAGTTTTTTTTATTTACTCACTTGCGAAACATTTAAATATTTTATTTACTTTTAAATCGCGAAGCGATTTAAACATTATTTAACTATTTATTCGCTCGCTTCGCTCGCTCATAAAAAAAACTAAACAACCAGTTATGGGCAGTCTTGGGTTTGGGTTTTGCTCGTCGGATGTCAATTCCCCCCCTGCGTCCTATGCTTCCTGTGGAATTTACCTGTTTCTTCCACAGGAAACAAAGGCGCATTCCCCCCCTTGCCTTCCTCTTTTCTTAAGGCCTGTATTGCTTTTGATTATCATAACTGAGCGAGCGAAGCGAGCGAAGGTAGATAATTATTCGTTATACCGAATAACTAAAAAAACTAATCCTCGATAGTTAGATGAGAGTATAAAAATCATGCTTAACCCAACAGGAAAAATTTTTTAAATAAAATATATAAATCACTATATCTTAAAATTATTATGGATATAGTTTTAGATGACTGGCAAAAAGAAATTATAGAAGATGAAACAAATCATATTCTATTAGCAAAAGGAAGAAGAATTGGTGCAACACATGTTTTTGCAATAAAAGCTGTGGAGTGGTTAGTAAAACACCATAACAACCACCCTAACTCTCAAATAGTTTGTTCTTCAATTACAGAAGAACAGGCACAATTAATTATATCTTTTGCTCATAATTATGCAATTAAAAAATATAAATCTTACATAGCAAAAGGAAAAGATAAACCAACACTAAACAGATTAATTTTAAAAGTTAATAACAATAGAAGAATTTTAATAGCAAAACCTGTTGGAGCAACAGGGTCAAGTGCGAGAGGTTTTGAAGGACAGGTTTTAATGGTTGATGAGGGAGCATTTCAACCAGATGTTTTTTGGAATGCAGCAACGCCAATTTTAGCAACAACGGGAGGCCGTATTTGGACTTGGGGAACATTTAACGGCCGACAGGGTTATTTCTGGAGAAATTATGAAAAAGCCAAAATAAAAAAAGACCCAAAAGCAAGATTTAAAGTTTTTGAAAAAAACACAGAAGAAATTTTACAAGAAAGAGAAATAAGTGAGAGTTGGACTTTAGAGCAACGAGAAGGATTAAGACAACATTTAGAAGAAGAAAAAGAAGATATGAGTGATAAAGCATACGCCCAAGAATATTTAGGGATTGCGAGTTTAGATAAAAACCAGTTTTACTCTGATGACTGGATAGATAAAGTCTGTGTAATTAATGAAAAAGAAAAAGTGGGAATAGAAGGAGATTTTTATTCAGGTTTTGATTTGGCAAGAATGGGTGGGGATCAGTTTACAGCCGAAACAATAAAAAGAATTAGTAATATAAATTTTAGACAGGTAGACCATTACGCGAGAAAATTATTAAAAACAACGGATAATGAAAACTTAATTATAGAATTTACAAAAAAATGGAATAGTGAAAAATCAGGAATTGATGCAGGTAGCGGAACTTTAGGAGTTTCAGTTTACGATCATCTGCAAGAAATCTATTTTATGAAAAAAAGAATAATAGCAATGAATAATAGACAGATTTCAGTAAATCAAGAAAAAGGAAAACAAAGATTATTTAATGAAGATATGCACGATAATTTAAGGTCTATGGGGGAGAAAGGAGAAATTAAACTTTTTAATAATGACGAAATAAAAATGTCTTTAAGGTCGGTTCAATGGGACTATATAGAAGATAGTCACGGATTAACAAAAGTGAGAATTTATGGAAGATTTACTCATATAGCAGAAGGTTTAATCCGTGCGGCATGGTTAGCAAAAAAAGAAAAATCTAAAAAGATTAATATATTATCAATATAAGATGAGTTTCACATTTTCAACAAGTGGTGCAGCTATTAAAACAGCAGGAATCAATGTTAATTCAGCAATAGTGCTAGATGTAACACAATTAGATATTTGGAGCAACGAAGCAGAAGCGGAAATTTGCGGAGTTGCGAGATATGATTGTGTTACAAATTGGGATAATTTAACTTCATACGGAAGAATGATTTTAAGCCAAATTCATGATTGTAAAGTAGCACAAAAAATTATAAATTATGAACCAGAAACAATTGGTTTAACGGGAGCTACATTAAGATTAAATTATTTACAAACTCAAATAGCAAATGGAGTTTCAAATATTGATGATGGAAAAATTAAACATTATTTAAATATACCAAGTTAAAATGTCAGAACCAAAACAAATATCAACACAATTTCAAGCACAAAATCCTCTTATAGCAAGTTATAATTATACAGATGTGGCAGAAGGAACTGGGGTTTTAAGATTATATCCTTTTTTGGCCGGGACAGATGCAGGAGACTTATTTTATATGAATTCAAACCCAATTTATTCTAGGGTTGTTTGGTATGGGGGCTCAGAGATAGTTAAGGACGGAACATATCATACTTCAATAAATGAAACCTTTAGTTTATCTGCTTTTAATACTCCAAAAACAATAAAGGGTACTGCGATGCTTTCTTTTACGGGAGGGACATCATCAACAGGAAGCCCAAATTATTATGCAAAATTCACAATATCTATTATGAAAAATGGAGTAAGTATTGCAGACGAAATAAGTCCTGAAATTATAGAGGGGGAAAGAATAGTTTTACCGATGATAGTTCCAGAAACACATTTTAAAAAAGGAGATATTTTACAAATTCAGATTATTGGAGAGGGAAAACGTGCCACAAGCGCTGACAGATTTAGAGTAATTATAGGAGTAGATCCAATGAACAGAGAAGATACAACAACTTATCCATATGGACCATCTGCTAAAGGTTTACCCTCAATATTCACAGCAGATATTCCCTTCAGAATAGAGATTTAAAATGAGCGATTTAATGTTACAAAACACAACAACCACGAATATGGCGGATGATGTCAAAGATTATCAGGTTAGTTGGAAAGTTACAGGTGGCAATTATTCTGAAGATAAAAATAAGATTTGGACAAACCCTTATGCTTCTAAATATTACGGATTTTATTATTCAGTTGGAGAGTACAGGGCCGCAATTAATGCTTTCGCAACTTGGGTTATTGGGCAGGGTTATGATTGTCAAAATAGTCGAACAAGAGCTATTCTTGAAAATATTACTGGGTGGGGAGAAGACACTTTTTTATCTATAATATGGAATATGATTTGTGTTAAAAAATTTAATGGTGATTCATATGCGGAGATTATGCGAAATCCAAAATATGATTTAATTAATTTAAAGGTTTTAGACCCTAGAAGAATGACACACATATGTAATAAAAAAGGAATTTTGACAGGTTTTGAATACACACAAGCAGATGGAAAGACAAAAGAGTATAAAGTTTCTGATATTTTACATTTTTCTAATGATAGAATTTTGGATGAGCCACATGGCACAGCAGTAACCTCAGCAATTGAGTGGGCCATAGAAGCAATACAAGAGGCCAGAACTGATTGGCGTAGATTAATGCATACAAGTGCAGTAAGAATATTTTTTGTAGATGAACAAGATGAGGAAAGACAAACCAAATTAAAAACAACTTATGCAGATGCTATTGCGAAAAAAGAAGTAATGATTTTAACCTGTAAACCAGAAGAAGCAAATTTCAAAGACCTGGAAGCACCCTCGTATGTAAACTGGTTATCTTATCTAAATTATTTAGAAGATAAGTTCTATAAGCAACTTGGAGTTCCGAAAGTTGTTTTAGGGGGAACAGCAGAAAACACAGAGGCGAGTGCAAAGGTGGGTGTTGTTTCTTACGAGCCGATTTGGGTCAGAGAAATTTCAGAAATAGAAGCTGACCTTTGGAATCAATTAGCTATTAAGATTAAAATTAGAAAGCAACCCTCTTTAATGGAAAATATGCAAACTGATGAACAAAAAAACACAGGTCAAACTAAATTAGAATATCAGGGGGCACAATGACATTAGTAAGTACTCAAATATCAACATTGGTTAGTAACGTCGGTTTTCCAATAGCTGCTTTTTGGTTAATGTATAGTATGGCAGAGCGGGGAATAAGAAAATTAAATGAAACAGTAGAAAAAAACACTTATGCCCTTTCAGAATTAAAAATTTTAATTAAAGAGAGGGTAAAATAAAACAAATGGCAACTAAAAAGTATAAAAATGTTAAATTTTTAAATTCAAAAAAGAAAGATGCTTCTGGTACTTATTACACAGATGAAGAAGGAAATAGAGCAGAAGACCAAGAAAAAGCAAAAAAAGCTTATGAGAGGGCATCTTCAGGTAAATATGTTGGGGGTAAAGAGAGGGCTACACCTGTGACAGAAGAAGAATATAACCAGTATAAAAATTCTTTAAAAACTGGAGAGATTGGGGGAGTTTCTCCTATTGTTAATCAATCTTTACAAAATACTTCCTTACCGGCTATTCAACAGCAAAAATTTAAAGAACAATTTCCGGAAAATAGGACAGAAAATATTCCCGAAGCAAAAACAGAAACAGAAATTTTACAAAATAAAATTTATGTAGAAAATAGAAAAGGGGAATTAGTAGAAGCTCCTGAAGGGACAACAACAAATGAAGATGGGACAATTACAACTCCCCAGGGAAGTGTATATTCAGCAGAAGGTAAATTAATTGCAGAATTAGGCACAGTAACACCATTAACTTCGACAGATGTATTTGATTTAGTTACAATGTTTACAGGGCTTGGAATTGCCAAAACAGCAGCTAAAAAAGGGGTTCAATTGACAGCAAAAGAAGGTGCAGAGGTGGCTACAAAACTTTTTTCAAAAGAAGTTCAGACAAATTTATTAGGTACAGCTGTTAAAACAACAACTAAAAAAACAGGATTACAAGCAGCAAAAACAATTTCTTCCAAATTTAAAAGTTTATTAACTGGAGCATTGGCGACTGTGGGATTGGCAACCTCAGCAATAGGAGCATTAAACTTTTTGGGTGTGGAAATAGATAAGGACCATTATGATGCTTTTCAACAATCAGCAAATACTCTTGGGGAACAAGTTTCTGATATTAATTCTGCAGTTAATAATGGAGTTTTAACACCGGACGCTGCTGAAGAACAAATTAATATTATAGAGGATGGTTTGGATTTTTACAAAGAAAAATTACAATTAAATATTAGAGAAAATCGTAAGTCTGTAAGGAGTGGAGAAGCTTTTGATATTTGGACAGATATTTATGAGAAAGAAAAACAAATTTTATTGGCCAGGGGTGAAATAGAAAAGGCTCGTTTAACTCAACAATACGATTTGGTAAATGAACAAGAAATAACAAACTGGGTTTCTGGGATGACTTCAATAGAATTAAATAAAGTTAGTGAGGAATATGCAAATATAATTGATGCTTTAACGAGAGGAGAAGTTCCGTATATAGAATGATTTTAAATAATACTTGGTTTATAATTGGATGTGTGATTGGTGTAGGACTATGTTTTGTTTTAAATATCTTCTAAAATCGTAAGATATATAAATTAATATATCTTTTAATTGTTTATAATGAATAAAGAAAAAATAATTGATGAAGGGAAAGCTTTAATTGAAATGTATAAAGCAGGATTTTTGGACGGATTTTCAAAATTTAAAAAACTAAAATCAGATAAAGATTATCTAGAATTAAATAAATTTTATAAATTATCTTTTAATAAAAGATTCGGCCGAAAAATAACAAAAGAACTTAAAAAAATGAAAGGGGGTGTAAAAAAAGGTGGATAATGAAACACAGGGACAAAATCCTCAGGAAAAATCAGAATTTGATAAAAAACTTGAAGAAATAAAAGCGGAAAATGCTCGTATGGAAAAAAATATTGCACAGATAAAAGAGCTTAAAGCTATGGAAGCTTTAAGTGGGAGTGCTGACGCGGGACAAAAAAAAATTACTCCTGAAGAAGAGACTGAATTAAAAGTTAAAAAAATGGCTGATGAGATTGTTAAAGCTTTTAAAGAATAAAATGCATTTATATTTTTTTGTAAGGGGAAAATTTGAGCAAATCGAATTATGGAAATGTCACGCACAGACGGCTTATTGGAAATGGAGAAGATTAAATAATAAAACTGGAAAGGAAGAGTTAACACTTGTACAGGGAGCTCTACGGCCCTCGATACTCGGAGCATATGAATATGTTTTCCCTCGTGAAGCTTTGCCAGAAGTGTGCTCTTTTTTTGGAATTAAAAGTAACATAAGTTATGGATTTGGAAAGATAGGCCTTGAAACAAGACACTTTGCATTAAGGAAAATATTTGGATGTAAAAAAATTCCTGAAAGTATTTTAAAAAAATCTTTAAAAATTCCTGATAGTTTTACAACAAATGAGTTTGAACACGGTGTCTCGAATTGTAAAATTCCTGGAGTTGCACTTCACGTGATTGGAATTAAAGAGGATAAGTACCAAAATTTCAAAGAGTGGGGATATACTCAAGAGGCACTATGAATTTAACAGAATTTTTTTTATTTTATTTATGTTTTTTAGGGACAGCAGGAGTAATTATTAAAATTTATCAACTCATAAAGGAAGGAAAAATAAGGTTATTCGGTTAACCGAATAACCAAAAGATATTTAAACTTTTGTTTAATATTATTTGTATGGCAAGAGAAGCTGTTTTAAGGGATAATCATATTTTAGTTTCTAGGAGATATACATGTGCAACTGCAACAGCAATTCCCAAAGGTACATTTCTTAAAGGTGCTGATCCTCATACTGCTTCCGCTTCTACTGGGACAGGAGATTATTTTGTAGGTTTTGCGCATGCAGATGTTAATAATTCAACTGATACTTCTTTTAATACAGAAACATCTGTAACTGCTGATAAAGGTGGCATGTATGAATTAGTCGCAAGTGGTGCGATTGTTGCAGGTCAAAAAGTGAAAACTGCCGCTCCAGGTAATTATGTGATGGCTTGTTTAGATGCTGATGTTACTTCTTCTTATGCCGTTGTTGTTGGTATTGCACGAGAAACAGCAACAGACGGAGAAACAATAAATGTTGAGGTGTTGCCATAATGACATTTTATAGTGTTGGAGAAGATAAATTAAGAGCAACTGCTTATGACTTAGCTATTAAACAAATAGCTGTTTATTCTTATAAATTTAAACAGCTTGTTTCAGTTGTTACTTCTTCTTCATGGAAGAATTACTTTTTTAGAGAAAATACAACTGTGCCCACAGGGCAAGAGGGAAATGCAATTAAAGGTATTCCCAGAGGAGCAGACTTTCCTAATGCTGTTTTAAGTTGGGAACAAGTAGCATCTATAATTCAAAAATATGGTTTGAGTTCTTCAATAGATCATGAGGATATTATTGCAGGAAATATTGACACTCGGAACAGAACTATTTTAAGAATAGCGGAAGGTGTGGCTAAATCTGTTGATAGTGAGATTTATACTATTATGTCCACAGATGAAAGTATACAAAGTGGTTCTTTACATGGTGGTTATTGGGATGAGTCAAGTGCTGCAATAATCAAAGACTTGGCTTTCATGAAAAAACAAGTTAAAGCTTATTACGATAATGCTTCAAATTTTGTGATGGTTATTAATCCAGAAGTTGAACCTTACATTTTACACTACATTTATGAGAAAGGAGCACAGGCAAAAGAGAGTGGCCAATCTGCTTTTAATGGCCAAATAGGTAATCCTGCAGGTGTTAATATAATTACTTCTTCAGTTATTCCTGCAAGTTTTGCTCTTTTTGTAGTTCCAAAAACTTGTGCAACATGGAAGCAATTAATGCCTTTAGAAACTGAAACTAAAACAAAGAAGTTTAAAGGTGACACTATTACGGCCTGTGAGTATGGAGTTACAGAAGTCCATGAGCCAAAACAGATTGTTTTAACACAAGTTCTTGAATAGAAACATTTTTTAATTTCTTATTTCTTATTTATTTATGGCACATAGAGGAGACGGTTTGAATGATATTTTTGATGAGAGTGTAAAAATTAGAAAAGATTTACATGTAATCGGAAATGTTGGAATAGGAACTGATTCACCAGACGCAACTTTAGATATTGTTAAAAATAGTGCGTCACCCTCCGAAATTTTTTCTTTGGGATTAAAAAATTATCGGGAAGCATCTAAACATGTAAACATAGATGTTACAGTTTCAAGGGGCACGAAAAGTTCCCCTGCTGTTCTTCAAGATGGAGACAATGTTTGGAGATATAGAAGTTTTGTTTATGATGGCAATGATTTTAAGTCTAGAGTATCTGAATTTGGTTCCACAATGGAAGGAACATCAAGCGTGGATAATGTTTCGGGAGCTTTATATTTTTCAACCACTCATCAAAATTACTTTCCAACAGAAAGGATGCGAATTACATCGGAGGGGAATGTCGGAATCGGAACAACTGACCCCTTAACTAAATTTCATGTTAATATTTCTGGGGGAACTCCTACAGCCCCACCTGGCTATCTGGATGATACTTCTATACTTTTAAATAATTCAGCAAACACATCCGACTTTTCAAGAATTGCTTTAGTAAGTGGGACAACAGGTTATTCTGAGATAGCTATGGGAGACAGTGCTGATGTTACTGCGGGAGTAATTAGATACGACCAATCAACTAATTTATTTCAATTTTATCAATCTGGTTCTGTAGCTGCTTCACTTTCTACAACAGGATTAACTATAACAGGACTTGATATTGATTCTGATAAGATAAGATTAAGAAGTTCAAACACTCCTTCGTCTGCTTCAGATACCGGGGCAGTTGGAGAGATTTGTTGGGATTCAAATTATATTTACGTATGTGTTGCTACTAATACTTGGAAACGTTCTGCAATTTCTACCTGGTAATTAGAAACATTTATATACTTGTAACACTACTGTTACAGTATGGAAACAATAACCATAAGAATAAATATTAAAGATTGGCGTCGATTAAGAAGATTAATTCCTGCTAGAAAATCAGAGACTTATGCTGAATATATGTCAAGAATAATAAAAAAAATAAATAAATAAGAACTACAACTCACTAAAAAAATTACAAAGGAGGCAAAGTAAATGGTAAAAAAAGATTTAAATAAATTAACTTTTGAAGAGCTTGAAAAAGCTATTGAAGAAAAAAAAGCTCAATTAAAATCTGCGCAGAATATCCCAGTAAAAGATACCCCTTATATTATTGGAGCAAAATATATGATTAGAACTGTAACTATGATTTATACAGGTAAACTAATTAAAGTTTTTGATAAAGAAATAGTATTAACAAATTGTGCATGGATTCCTGAAACTGAAAGATGGGCACAATCTTGTAAAAATGGAGATTTCAAAGAAATTGAACCATACCCAGAAGAAGCAGAAGTTAACGTAAACAGAGAAGTTATACTTGATTCATTCATTGTATCTTGGGAACTTCCAAATAAACAAAAATGACTAATGCAACAATTTTAAGAGAAATGTGGTCAGGGTCAGGGTCAGGGTCAGGGTCATGGTCACGGTCATGGTCACGGTCATGGTCACGGTCATGGTCAGGGTCAGGGTCAGGGTCATGGTCACGGTCATGGTCAGGGTCATGGTCACGGTCATGGTCAGG